TCATAACATCAGTCATTAATTCTTCTACTTCTTTATTCACAAGTGTCCTTATTTTCTTTTGTTTTAGTAATACCTTTGTACGTTTATACGCATAATCTCTATTATTAGTCTTATAGACGTTTAAATACGCTTCTACTGGCTCTCTACCCAATGCTATCATCTTTGCAAACAATCGCTCCCTTTGGGTAATAAACTTACTTTCATCGTACTTTTTAAAGGTATAGATATCTTTTGGGGGCTTACCCGTTAGTTTATGGTCCTCTGTTGCAAAAGAGGTACCCAATAAGGTTCTAACGTAGTAGGTCTTCTTGCCCTTCTTGTCGTTATACATCAACGCTTTACGTAAAATAGTAAGAACTTGTCCATCATCGCTTACTACCCACTGTCCTTCTTCTGCTGTTCTCCAGTCTTCTTTTACTTCTTCTTTGCGGTGATGCTTACGAAACTCGTCCTCATTCTCGTATATATGGTAGTCCACTCCCTTTATAGTCTTTTTGTACATATTAAGCCTCTGCGGTGAACTCTCCATTGAAAGTATCAATTAGCATAGGCGACTCTATTTCTTCTATAATTAACAGTATCTCTGTCATGTAGTGAAAATCCCCTGTCTCTTTGAATTTATCTGATAAAGACTTCAATTCATCTATGGTTGGCCCTAAGTCAAGAATACCTTTTGGACTTGCGTTTTCCATGGATATAATATAAAAATAGTTATTTTGGTATACAAGAAAAAAAGGGTTGACAGTTATAGGTAAAAACTAATAAATTAAAGCGTCGTTTGAAGGATGTGAATAATATTATTAATATATTAATATATTACTATATTAGTATATTAGTATTATAATATTATAATATTAGCGCGGTTTTATAATATTATAATATTAGCGGCGGTGTGAGTTTTCTACCATCTCTATTGGTATGTCCTCCTTTCATCACACCGTCGCCTTACCTTTATCTAAAGCCGGCGCGCTCCCAAAGAGCTTGCGCCCGGCGTTCCTTAAATTCTCTAAAATTTTAAAAAAAAAATATTACTATGTGTCCCTTTCTTTTTATTTGCACGTACCCCCCCTCGTTAGGATTTCAGATTAGAAAAGCTAGGTTGAGAAAGTGAACCCCGTTTTACTAGGTTGAAATTTATTTTAAAAAAAGATGGAACCTTTTTGAACTTCACTAGTATTAAGAGTATGAATAATATTAATCAAATAGAAAGGAATATTATGGGAACTTATAAAGTCCAATTCACACTCGATGGGAAGACTTGGTGGGAATCTATCAAGGCTGACAGCTACGACAACCTATGCGATATCATTGATTCGATAGGGTTCGACGTTGCTGACATCAAGGAACCTAATAACCAATAACAATAACGGGGGGCGAAAGCCCCCCACGAAGAAAGGTAAATACTATGAAAATAGATGAACTAAAAGAAGAAGTAAAGAAAATGCAAAGCAGTGTTGAAGAAGCTCGATGCTCATTAGGGGATACTAACTCCACCATTGATGATATTGAGTCTTATGCTTCGGCTTGTAGAGAGCAAATTAATGAATCGGATTATATGATTAGGAATATTGACGATAACCTAGAAGACCTTCAAATACACCTTGACAACCTCGAAGGAGTTAAAGAAGTAGATATGAAGGATATCAGAACGCAAGTAAAAGAAGAAATGATACTTGAGCTTACTAATAAGTTTAGTAAGTTTATTAAAGAAGCTCTTTCTTCTGACTTGCCAACTAACGAACTCAAGAAAGCACCCGCGAAGAAGTCAACTAAAACTGATAACCAATAATAATAATAGGGGGGTCGAAAGGCCCCCCAAGAAAAGGAAATAACTATTATGCTTACAAGACTATTAATAACAACAGTTTATTTTATGGGAGGCTTTTGCTTCTCTTACTACTTTTTTTTAAAAAGTGTGTCCATTGCCGAACCTAACATTATCATGATGGAAGTATCTTTTTGGCTGTGCTTCTCATTCGCTCTTTTAACTCTTGCCTCGGCAGGTTTAGGTATTATGGAGCTTAATAAAGTCAAAGTCTAACTGACGAGTCCTAATTGGACGAAACCCGGGAACTTTCTCGGGTCTTAGACAGTATAACAATTAGTTATTTGACATAAACAATCTTTCCTAGGTAAATCTATTGAGCCGGTGCCTGAAAGCGTTCAAGGGAAAGAATAAAAGAAAGTAGGAATACTATGAGAATAGCAAACAGAAACGCGCGCGAATATGTGCAGAAGAACGAACCTTTCCAAGGTTCTAATATGTTTGGTTTGTTTGATGATGATGACGAAGGAAGCAACACACCTTACGTTGTTTACTCTTATGGATACCATTTCCCGATGTTTATATACCTAGGTAATAGTTGGTATGAAAATTCGGATAAATATTCGGTAAGCACATCAAGACAACAAACACAAGCACACCCGCAGATGGATACAATTAAGAAGACTACAAAAGAAATGAAAGCACTATTGAATAAAAACCTAAATGAAAGAATAGCATAGGTTATAGGGTGTAAAGTCCTGAGCATGACTAAAAACTGCTCCCTTTCTACAGACTATTTTTTATAGACCATTCACGTAAGTAGTAATCATTACTATTTATTCACGTAGATAATTCACGCGAGTAGTTTAATATTTACAATTCACGTAAGTACCTTAGTTTTTTAGGTCAATTCACGTAAATACTTAAAATTTTAAGGTATTATTCACGTAAAGAGTGTTTTATTAAGTTTATTCACGTAGGTAGGCCGTTAATATATTAGTGGTCAATTATACATAACAAGCGTAGCCACCTATTAAATATATTTATTCTATATATAGGCTTACTCACCACCCTAAACAAAATTAATTTATTTTTTATGGAACTTTTTTATTTATCGTATGTATTAAGAGTAGTAAATAAAACAAAACTAAAGGAATAATATAATGACAAAAAAACAAAAAGAAGCATTAATAAATTTAATGATTGTAACAGATAAGTATAATTTATTAAAAGATTCTGACCAGCACCCAAAAGAGTATGAACAAGATAAAGAAAACGCATACCATTGGCTAGTTTCAATGGTAATGGAAAAAAAATAAAGGAATAATAAAATGAGTAATACAGCAATAAATATGATGGATATTGATATAATAGCTTGGCAAGTAGAAAACAATACAACGGCTATTTGGAATATATTAATGGAAGATAGTGGATTTAAAGAGCTATTTAAAGAGCTATTTAAAACAGCTACAAGTTCAAGTGATATAGTAAATACTCTAAGCGATTACGCTAATGAGAATTTAATTTAAAATAACTTGGAACTTTTTAAAATCTCAATCGTATACTAAACATTAAAAGGAAAAACAAATAATGAAAATACAAATTAAAGAAGTAAAATATTTTGGATATAAGCAAGGTGTAAAGGTGCTAATAGATGGTATTAAATACCCTAAAAAAAGAGGGTACTTATATTGTGAGTATAGAGATAATCAAAATGCAATTAACCAAGCAATAAAAGAACATAAAGGAATATAACTATGAAAGAATATGTAACTGAATCAACGTTTATAGATGCTTTTAAACAGAATGATGATAGGAAGAATCAATTTTCATACGAAGGCTTAACGGCCTTGTATGAATACTTTGAGGAATACGAAGATAGTACTGGAGAAGAAATAGAATTTGATATGATAGGAATCTGTTGCGAGTATACAGAATACGACAACCTCAAAGAACTTAATAATAATTATAGTAAACAATACAAGGACTTAGAGGAATTACGAGAGGAAACTGAGGTTATCATTGTTACTTTTGATAGATTTATAATAAGAGATTTTTAATAAAAGGAAATAAAAATGAAACGTAAAATAAATAACTACCTAGAAAAAAATACTAAAAGATATCTATCTTTAAGTATGAGTTTGTTAAGTGACGAAGAATACGACAATCTATTCCTTGAATTAGTTGATGATGTGAGGGATAAATTCTTAAAAGAATCTGAATACGATACTGCTAATGAAATCGTAGAAGAATATTTAGAACAGACTAGTAAAATATGGTGGAGCTTATTAAACAAGTATCGACATATAATAAAAAAACAAAAGGAAACAATACTATGAATGAATACGATACACATAACTTTGAGCTACAACAATACGAAGATTCCTTAGTGGATAGTGTGATTGAGCTAGAGAAGAAGAACGCAGAGCTAGAGAATGAGTGCAGAGAGCTACGCAACGAACTAATTAAAACGAGAGAGGTGGAGTGATGAGTGTAAAAGAACTAATTAAAATGCTTAAACAGAACTACCAAGACGATGATATTATCTTACCTTTTTGGTGGGACTATGAAACAATAAAAGAGTCTATGAAGTTGTCAGGACATAACCTTAGCGACGAAAAGATAAAATCACTAATAAGAAAAACCTTTGATGAGATAGAATGTGATGGTTGGTGGAATGATATTGAGTATTTTATGCAAAGCGAGGTGGAGTGATGAATGTGTTTGAGCAAGTAGCAAACTATTTGGTTTACGATTCAGATGAACCTGTTGGCGAGGTAGAGCTTCTTTTGAGAGAGCTTTATTTTGGCAAAGGTGAAAGCAATTCTATCTTTAGGGAGTATGAAGATATAATTGAGATAACTGAAAAAAAATTCGGTAAATGTACAGGGGTTTATGAACTAGAAAGTGAGGTGGAGTGATGGAAACAGATGAAAGATTTTGGGATTGTGAATGCGATAGCCTTTACATACACAAGAAAACAGAAAAGACGCATTGTGGATTTTGTGGAACTCACGAACTAGACCAACCAGATTCAATCAAAGAGGAGATTGAAGTGTATTGGCAGAGTGAAGCAGATGATTGATACGATAAAACATTTACTAGGTCTGTGTGGAGAGCCACACGGCTTACTGCACATATTGCTAGGCTTAGGAGGAATCACAGCTTTAATTAATTATATAAAGATAAAGAGGAAAGAATATGAAAGATAATTTTACACTTAACAGAGAGAAAAATCGTAAGAGAATGAGAGATGAGTACCCATACAGAGGTATTACCGACCCAAACTACATAAAAGAGAAACGTAAATTATTTATGGAAAATGGTAATGGTTGGTGGTATTTTCAAGGTGTAGTAGGACAAGACAATATTGAGCAGTACAAAAATCAATCAAACAAACAAAAGGATTAGGGCCCTAAAACACTTCAAGAGGATACTACATAGGTATTTTATAAAAGGATGCCGTAAATGTGGCAATACGGACGTTAGAGTACTAGAATTTGACCACATCAAGGGTAGCAAAACTAAAACCGATAAGACTAAAGGGGTAATGAGGCTTGTAAGAGATGGATACGCTTGGAAAAGAATACAGAAAGAAATTGACAAGTGTGAAGTGTTATGTAAGAATTGTCATAAGATACGTACCTATAAACAATTTAATTATTGGAAGGATTTAAGTTTTGAGTGCAGGGAATAAGAAGAAAAAGAAAATTATTAATCGTAACAGTAAAGAGTACCCTAAAAAGTTTTACGATGCTATAATGGATGAATCATGCACCAAGATTAATAGGATATGGAATGATGATAAGAGTGGAAGGCTTGGTATCTATGGAGAAATTACAAATGGAAGGCAAAGACAGTCTTATAAAGAGTGGCTTAAATACAACGAGAAAAGGAAAGGGTTTTATTTTTAGGTAGGATTATGAAAGATAATAAACATAGATGTTGGTTTTGTAACGGAGAAATGATATGGGGGTGCGACTTTGACTACGAGGACTACGGATTAGAGGGAGATGGTATCGTAGCTACGCTATCGTGTAGAGAGTGCGAGGCTTACGCAGAGTATTACAGCAAACCTAGTGAGGAAGATAATGGAAAAGACAATCAAGAAAGCGATTAACACCTTTTTAAATAATAACAATTTAAAGTCGGAACAATCCAAAGATATATTGGTAGAAGAAATTATGAAAGAAATTAGAAAACCTAATAATGGATGGTTTTTAGAAATACCGATTACGAGGAGAAAAAAATAATTGGGAACTTTTTGAAACCCTGTGCGTATAAAGGATATGACACACAAACAAAAAAAGGTAATAACTATGAATCTTAAAATAAAAAAACATATTACAGGTGGGTATGCAGTAATAGACCTAGGTAAACAATTAAACTTAGGCTCACTTGGAATATCAAACATACCTCTTGAGGTATTTAAAACTAAACAAGAGGCAGAAAAATACATAACAAACAAAAAAAGGAGTGCTTAATGAACGAAATTTTAAAAAGACTTGATAAGATTGAACACCAACTATCCAATCAAGTAAAAGAGAATTGGATAAACATCGGGGGGGTATCTCAATACACTTCTCTGTCAATATCTAAAATCCGTAAAGCCGTAAAAAATGAAGAACTAAGATGTTCTAAGCGTGGTGGCAGATTATTGTTTAAAGAAAGTTGGGCTGACCAATGGCTAAACAAAGAAGAAAGTCAGGAACTTTCTAACGAGTAATTCGTTAAAGATAATATGAAACATCTAAAGATACCTCTACTAAAATACAGGGCGGTCATTCAAAGAATGTCCAACAGAGGGTTAGCGACCCTTGTACGTATCTTTGGGTTGGGGCTTGGTTGTTCCGAACAACCTCTCTCTCTCCTTGGTAACGGACAGCGAAGTAACGCCTACGTCAAGCCCTTTATACTTGAGCTTCTACAATTCCGGATACCTGGTGAACGTATTTGGAATCTCGGAGTGAACCGAGCTAGTAACGGAACGTGCACACTAATACAAAAACAAACACAGAAGCTCATAGATTTATTAGGAGTATAAAATGATACGCAAACTAAAAAAAGAGATTAAGGAATATATAGATAAGCGACACGCTTCCTTAAAAATGTATCGCTATAAAGAAAAGGGAATAGACTTCATACTGGACAAGATAGTACCGACAGATGCGAACAGGCTACAACTTATAGCGAGTAAACATCATTGGCTTATGAACAATGCACCCGATGAATATGTATACGGAGAGATGGTAGATATTAATAACGCTATCGCAAGTAACTTACGAGGACACTTGAAACGATACGCAGAAAACTATATAAATAATTATGTTAAAGAATCGTGAGGTTTTAGTGGGTTTATTCATAGTTCCCTCCTTTTTGCCTCACGTATGGGGTGGTTTATGTTTTTCTCCACCCCAAAAAATTAAACAACAGGAGATAATATGCTAGTAGAGGATTTTTTTGTATGGGCTAAAGAAGAGTTTGATACAGAGATGACGCTAATGAGAGACAAAGGTAAGGAGTATACAGTGTCCGATGCTGATAAGCTCAAGAACTTTAAGTCGATAGGCGAACGCATGAAGTGTAAGCCAGAGTTTGTTGCAATGGTATACTTACTAAAACATATGGATAGTGTACGTAATTATGTACTAGATGGAATAGAGTCTAGCAGCGAACCGATTGAAGGTAGGCTTAGGGATATACGAAACTACTGTTTATTAGTAGGTGCATTAATTAAAGAAAGTAAGGAACAAAATAACAATGAGTGAGTTTAAAGATACGATGATGGATTTTATAATATTTATTATATACGAAACAAGAAAACATAAAGATACAATTATTGCTATGCTAATAGGTGTATTGATAGGAAAGATATTTTAGGAGACAACAGTGATAGGAGAATTGAACGAAGTGATGAATGAGATACGAGTTGAGATAGACAAGGTGAGGAAAGAAAACAGAAGCCACTCAGACAGTAGATACGCAGAGAACACAATGTATATCGCCGGTCTATATAAAGCTATGAGTATCATGTCAAGTCGCATACGTAAAGAATTAGATGAGCTAGATAAATGGTCCGACTCTCAAAATGATATATTAAAGGATTGACAGTATTATTATTTCTCTTGAAATTTGGCTAGAAACTGCTTAATATGTGTTTAATAACGGATATTTATTATGCTGATAAACAAAAGCTCAATTATGAAACACTTCCATAAGCATGGAATACAGGTAAATATATTGACATTAAACATTATAGATGAGATGTTTGAAGATGTGTTAAATGACATGGTAGATACGGCTAAAGAGAAATCTATTAAACGTATTAAGCCTGGAAACCTACATAAGTTTTATCACTGCATAAAGGATGATTGGTTATTTTAGATTTATTTAAGATATACGACGACTACATAGACGACTTAAAAGTAGAGAACCAACAGAAGAGATATGATGGACAGGACACATGGTATCACGCTTCGGGTGCCGGTATGTGTATGCGTAAACATCATTTCTCTCAGGTCCAACAGTTACCATCTAAAGATAAAGACGTGAATACAATGCGTTTGTTTAGGTTGGGTGACCTTGTTCATACCGATATGCAAGATGCCTTACAACGCTATTCGGATAAGACAGGTGTTGAGGTGTATATAGAGAAAGAAATAACGATACCGCGATTAAATGTTCGTAGTTTTATTGATGCTATGATAGTTAAAGAAGGTGCGCTGTATGACATAAAGACGTGTAATGATTATAAGTGGCAATCTATGTTTGGTAGATATGGTAGTAAAGAAGCACCGCAAAATTACGCGATACAGCTTGGAACGTATGGTCTTTACTTTAGAGAGAACGGAGTAAAGATACGTAAGATGGCTCTATTGTTTTATAATAAGAACACTTCCCGTGTAAAAGAATTAAAAGTTCCACGTACCTATATTGATATGGCTGAACGCTATTGGCTAAAGGTGCAAGAACTATTTAAAGAAGGCTTACCACCTATAGAAAAAGGTTTATCTCCTGTTGAAGATTGGGAGTGTAACCCTAAGTATTGCTCGTTTTACGGGCCTTGTGGTGGTGGAATTAAAGAAACAAAAAAAGGATAATGACATGGAAAACGATGTAGATTGGGATAAAGTTAATCGTGGTAAAGTACGTTACGGATTTGCTTTAGAACTATATAAAAAAGGTAAAGACTTAACACCTACAGAGCTTGGAAAGATAGAAGCATTTGTAGATTTTGTTATGGAGGGAGTTGAGTACGAAGAGTCTAGTAAGGAATCAAACTCACCACCAGTCCCAAAAGTACCAATGAAAGATAAGGTAGTAGAAATAGAACAGGCTAATGAGAGAGAGTTCGTTAAGCAGCTAGTAACTGTAGAGTCTGAAGGGCTAAAAGACCCAGACAGAGACAGGGTGCTAAAAGCTTTAGATAGTGGTAAGATTACAAAAGAAAACCTACAGGCTTCACTAGATAAAATACAGCAAATTAGACAGGGTTATAAAGATGAGTAGCGGACCTCCTTTTTTAGGAACTCAAGATAAGATTAAACCACCCAAAGGTATATACAAGGCTAGGGTTATAGACTTAGATACGATAAAAGATGTGCGTTGCGGAGAACATTTAGCTGATATATATAAGGTACATTATAGGGTGCAGTCGGGTGAGTTTAAAGATTTTGTAGTGAAAGATAATGGTGTATTTAGGTATAAAGAAAAAGACGGATTCCTGTATGACCCTAAACGCAATTGGGGGTATGGAAAGTTTTACGATATATTACAGCTACCTAAAAATACTAATGGCAAATCTTCTATACCTGCACTGGACAAGAATACAATAGATGGCTACATAGTAAATATAGACTTGTCATACAAAACATTTGTCAATGAGATGCAAACACAAGTGAGTTATCCCATTGCTAAATTAGTAGAAAAAATATCGGAGGTGCCCTTCTAATGAACTGGAATAAATTAAAAATACAACCATCTAGTAGTACCACATACGATGACATACATGATTTTATAGAGTGGGTGTACAGAAAGGCTGAACGGCTTGGATTTCAAGTTGAGTTAGAAACCTACCAAGAAACAGGGTCTGGTTCTTCGGAAGCTGTCAGTACTAATCCACTGGACAGTACTAATGAATAAAATTAATATAAAGCTAACAAAAGAGCAGATAACCTCTATTACTAAACAGGTAAGAGATAGTGGGGAAGCTGATTACAGGTTTGACTTAAACCTTTTAGAGGGAAAGCTATCTGAGAATAAATGGGCAGGAATACTTGAGACTGTAGAAATAAAAAAAGATTACAAGGCATGGGATACTGGTAACATCGCGGTGGAATATGCAAGTTATGGTAATCCAAGTGGTATCGCAAAGACAGAAGCAAAGTTTGTTGCTTACATTTTAGTAGACCAAGACCAAGATGATAGAATAGTATTTTTTATAAAGACAGAGATATTATTAGCTATGTGTAGAAAATATAAAGGTGTAGATGGTAGAGATGTAAAGGGTGGTGACAGTTACGGCTCAAGCTTGATACTTCTACCTATAGAAGAGTTAGTTAATAAGCAATTTTTATTTAGCAATCAACTAAGTATGGAAATATGATGAGAAACAAAAACAAGATAAGTAATAAGGAAAGAGATAAGCAGCTTACATTATTGTTTAAGTCTCTTTATGAAATATCTCAAGAGGTACGAATGGTACGTACTCTTTTAGAAAATTATTTAATATGGAAAAAAGATGTCAAAAAATTTACAAAGTACTTACAAGAACAAGAAGAAAAAAGAGAACCAGAAGCGGGGAAAGCGAAACCGTCAGAGGGGAGCGGAGCTTCAAAGGCAAGCAGTAAACCTAGCAAAGCATTATAAGCTCGAAGCATTTAATAGAGACAGAGGTGGGGCCCAACATGAGATGGGTGATATTGAGATTGATGGTAAGTATTATGGATGCAAAAGAAGAAAGACTATCGCCTCTTGGGTAAAACCAGAAAAGCAAGAAGTGGGTGTAGTAATTAGAGAAGACAGGGGAGAGCCATTTATGGTTGTACCACTTGAAAAATATTTATTTTTAGTTGCAATGGCTAAGGAAAAAATTTAACGAGCGTTTATAATTCCTTAGGATTGGCGTCTTACGTAACTAAATTTATTTTGAAACCCGGGAGTTTTAAATAAATGAGGTTACTGGTATTTGAAACGTTCGTTAAGACTTAATAAACAAAAGGAGCCTAATAATGGCATTTGAACATAACGAGAATACAGCTACTGTATTTAATAACGATAAAAAATCAAGCGAAAAACATCCCGACTATACTGGAAAAGGTAAAGTGGGTGATGAACTTATGGAGTTTGCTGTTTGGAAGAAGAAATCTGCCAACGGAAATGACTATATGTACATGAGCTGGAAGAAACCATCGGACAAATTTAACAAATCAGGTGATTCTAAGCCCGGTTTTTAAATTGCTTGCTATTTGGGGGGAGAGCAAGGTATATTCCTCGCCTCCCTCTATAGCTATATATTGTATTAAAAAACTTTTTTTATCGCCATATACGCTAAATTAGAGGTACTTTTTTTGACTCAAATTAAATTCCAAGGTAAAAAACGCCCTATGTTTGAATACTGTCCTAAATTAGATAGGAAGTGCGGATTCTGCGCTAAATCAAAGTACAATTCATTTGAAGATAAGTATCAAGATAAGGAAATGTTATTGTGCGGACTAGCAAATGGCTTTGAGAATAGAGTAGATAAATTACCGGGGTGTTGGAAGAAAATGACAAACCCTGAAAAAACTTCTTTTAGAAAGAAAACAAAAACTCAATACGAAATGATTAAAGCGTATCAAGAAATAAAATAAATTAAGGGTTGATTTGTTTTTTGTATTTACGCATCAGTCTTTGATTAATCGAATCAGGACCAATATCATCGTAAGTTAATATTCTATCTGGGAATGAATTATTCCATTGTTTAATTAATCTAGTTGCTCTTGTGACATCCCCCTCAATCATTAAGTCTAATATCCTCGCTCTTGTTCTTCCGAATCTAAACTTAACATAATCTTTTCTTTGCTGGTCTGTTTCTAACCTCTCTAATACTCTTCTACCTGCGCTACCAAAAGTAGGGGCTACGTTTCTAATAGCTCTTTGAGCAACTATAGCAGTAGGTCCAAATGTATCAACGTCAGCTATAACTCTTTGAAGAGCAGTGTATGCTTTACCAGCATCTTGTATAATAGCAGGTTTAGCTGCAAACTCTAACGCTCTCCATTTACTTTCACTTGCAATAATATCTGACACTATACCCGCAGCTCCAACAGAAGCAAACGCATCTATAAAATCTGTAAATGTAAAGTTCATACCATCTACTGCTACGGTATAAGACTCATCGTATACATCTTTACCGGCGAGTAAATCACTTAAGGCATTCTTTGCATAGTTAACAGCAGTACCACCCGCAACACCTGCAATACCTAATCGTAATAATATTGCAGCGTTACCGGCTTTAACTTCTTTGCGAAGTTCTCCTTGAAGCCATTCAAACTGCCTGTAACCAAATCTTTTAAACAAAACAAATGGTTGGAATCTAGGGTCGTTAAAGAAAGCAGGCTCTCTAAATACATTTCTTTGTAGCTGTGTATCTCTTGAAAATTCATACATAGCACCAGCCATATTTTTTGGTGTCAACTTTTTATTAGGATTTTTAATCCCCATACCCTCTAAATTAGATTTAGCCCAATCTTTTCTTCTCTGAGAAGTAGATGTCTTAGCTATGCGCTGCCATTTTAATGCAGCTTCATATCCTGTGAACGATGCGATAAGTTTATTCCACTTGTTAATCCTTTGGAACTGAGAAGCCTTTGTAATCTTATCTGCTACCTTTGCTGTAAAGCTCATTTCTGCTGGGTTAAAACCAGCAAGCATTGTCTGTAACTCTAGTGAGCTTGCGCCAGAATACCTTTGAATAGCTTTTCTGTAGCTTTTATCAGTTAGCATTTTTAATGTACCTGAAATAAACGGTCCGTAACCTGCTTTTAAAACACTAGAAATAAAAGACTGAGTGACGTTAGGTATAGTAGCAAAACCTAAACCAATTTTTGTAGCGACTTGTATGTTGACTAAATCATTTAAAATACTTTTACTTTTAGGGTTCCAGTTGTAACGTCTGTCTAATTCTATAGCTCCAGTAAATGTACCTACAGCTTTATATAGCAACTCAGCTTCTTGATGTCCGCCTATTTCTTTTAATGCTTTTATCTTATCGTAAACTTGCGCGCCTTTTTTGCCTGCTGTCTCTGTAAAGGCTATAGACTTAGCAGCTGACGCAGAATAATCAGTTAGTACCGTACCCGCGTCTTTCTCAAAAAAGAA